TCCATCTTCTGCATCTGCATTTGAAGTGTGTCCTTCCAGACAGATCCACAATGTGGAACCTAATTTTGCTATGTCATTGATTTTGTAAAATGTGCTGGGTGTCCAATCACCAGTCCAGCTCTGTCCATCCAACATCTGGCTCCATTTGGGAGAAGCATTATCAAAATCTGTGTAAAAATTTGCGCTGGCAGTGTGAGCCACAAGACACACATACACCTTGGCTCCAAATCTTACCACATCGTCTTTGATGTAGATAGTGGTGGCTGACCAAGAATTTCTCCATCTAAAACGTATGCGTTCAATTTTAAATTCTGGCATGTTATATTCCTACTGGATATGTGTATGGTTCGTTCACTCTCAACACCAACTGTCCGTCTGAGTCAATGTAATACAAAATATTTCTACTGTCCCAACGAAATTGTTCATAGTTTAAATTGTTGTAGACTTTGGTGTGCTCCACATCTCTGCCTTCCAAAAAATCCACTCCTCTTGTGAAACTAGGTAAATTTTCAGTGGGATCACCAGGTAGATTAATTTGTAATGCGTCTGTGCTTTCAGTGCTCATAAGATCCACTTTGCCCAAATACAATTCGCCTGCATCTGTTCTGCGCAGTCCATAAAAGTATCTGCTGGCACCCAGTGTGTCTTCTATCTGTTGTATGTAATCACTGTTGTCAATCATATTTTTAAGTTACAATGTTGATGGTAGCACCCATGCTTGAATGCACTGTGCATTGATAGTACAATGTGCTGGGAGCATCCATGGGCACTGTGAAAGTTACAGTGTCAGTGCCAGCACCAGATATTCCATTGGTGTATGCAGCACCACCTGCACTCACTCTGATTTCCAAAGGATGAGTGGCATGCACAGTGTTGCTGAAAATGTATGTGGTTCCTCTGTGCAGATACAGAGTGGGATCATTGGTGGCTGCATAAAAACCTGGACCAGTGTACACGTAATCAGCACTGCCACTGTTGGTTAAACTCCATCTGATTATGGGACCATTCTGTTTGACCCAGTTGGTTCCATTGTAATACAGTACATCACCCACTGTGGGTGCAGATATCACCACATCTGTGAGGTCATCCAGTGTGGCAGGAATACTCACGCTGGCAAATTCCAGTGCAGTGGCGCCTGAGTTAACTTTGACAAATCTGCCACCTGCTGATGTAAACGATGCAGGAGTATCTGTGAGTGCAGTGAAAGTGGTTGGTATGGTGGGTTGATTGGTCAAGTTGTTGTAATTCAAATAGTATGTGCTGTCAAAACCATCCAATGTGTCAGCATTGGTGCCAGCACCACCTGATGTGGCATCTGCTGCTGGTACCCAATTGGTGCCATTCCATTTTAAAACCTGTCCCACCGAAGGAGCTGTTGTGGCAGTGTCCACATCCGACAATGAGTTGATTGATATGGCACTGAGATCTGAACTCTGTATGCCTGCCACAAATTCTAATCCAGTGGCTGCACTGTTAACTTTAACAAATTTACTGTTGGCTGAAGCATAATTGGCCGGAGTATCTGTGAGTGCAACAAACGTGGTAGCTGCTGCTCCACCTCCACCTCCTCCACTTACTGTGCCAGGAATCCAGTTGGAAGTGGCTGAGTTCCAAATCAAAGTCTGACCATCTGCAGGTACTGATGTGGTGTTCACATCACTCAAAGAGTTGATGCTGGAAGCAGTGGTCAATAATTCTGTCCATGTGCCATCCACAGCCACATAAGCCTTGTCAGTGTCACTGGTGAAACCAAACATGCCACTGTAGGTGGTAGCATTGGGCAAACCTGCCAAGTTGTTGTATTTGAAAGTGATTTTGTTTTCGCCTGTGGCAGTGATTAAATTGTTGTTGACCACTGTCAAACTGATTCCGTTGCCCAATGCTGCGTATATTTCATCAAAATTTGAATTGATTTTGACAGCTCCTGCTCTTAGATTATCCCCTTGTCCGTCATTGGGCACTACGCCATCATTGATTATCTGTTTTACCATGTGTGTCCTTGTTTGTTAATATTTACCATAATATACATATATTTTTTAAGTTCTGTCCCAGCTGGATTCATTGCTGTCAAAAGTAATTGTGTCTTGATCCCACTTGATGGAAGCTCCTGTGAACAGAGGTATTTCGCTCACATTTGGATAGGTGTAGGCATTGGCTGCCACTCCTGGATTTTCCATATCGATGGGATGGTTGATTCTTACCACCAATTCTCCCTCGGCATTAATGTAATAATACAAATTGATGTCATCCCATTTGTATTGCTCATACTTTAAATTGGCATAAATTTTGTCATGATTCACATCACGTCCATCGAAAAAATCTTGTCCTTCATTCCAATCATCATAGTTGTTGGCAGCTAATCCAGGATTATTAATGGTCACACTGTCACCCGGAGTCATTTGATCCACTTTGGCCAGATACAATTCACCATCATCAGTGCGACGTAGTCCATAGAAATATCTATCTTTATGACTTTTGATTGTGTTGCTGATGGGTTGACCAATGTATTGCATATTATGAAATCTCCACGTAGCTCATCACCACATCCACTGCTGCTGCTGTGTTGCTCTCCACAAACAGATCATAGTTGGCAGGAATAACCAATTTTTCACCACTGGTCACCACACGCAAACTGCTGGCTGGTGCTATCTGTACATTTTTTAAAAAATACGCTTGAGCACTGGTATCATCCTGCACAAACACACTGGCAGTGATGATTCCTGCTGTGATATTGCTCAAACTTAGGCCTATAATTGTGGTATTAATACCCACAGGTGCTTCGTATATTTTAACGGGACTGGTGCCCACTGCTGATTCTACCTTATTTTTAAACGCTGTTGCCATATTTTATTATCCCAATGTTAGTGCGTATTTAACCGCTAATTCCTCTGCTCCCAACACACTAACTCCCCCTCCAGCTCCTGCCACAGAAACCCAACTAGCGCCATCATAGATTTCCACTTGCTGATCCTGTGTGTTGTATCTGGTGATACCAATCACAGGCACTGAGGGTCTGGTGCTGGCATTTCCGTAAGGTATTCTTACTCCACCTGCCTGACTCACATCCACATAACCGTCGCCAGTGGTTTCAAACACAATGGGAGCATCACTCACATAGTTGGTGATAGTGTTGCTTTGGAAATTCAAATTTTCAATTCTTATGATGCCTGTGCCATTGCCATTCAATATTAAATCTTGATTCACTCCTGTGGTAGTAAGTGTGTTGCCTGATATGGTGATGCTGTCCACTTGTAATGTGTTCACATCAAATCTAGTGCTGTTGACATCTGCCACCAGTGCAGAATTGCTGTAAAATCTTATGGTGTTGTCATTGGCTCCCGGAGTTAATTCAGGAGTGATATAAGTGTTACGATCCAAATCATACACACCTTGCAACACAGTCCAACTGCCATCATAACCTTCAAATAGGTTTGAATCAGTGTTGTATCTAATCATTCCCACAGTGGGTGTTAAAGGTCTGGCAGCATTGCCACCTGCTGGCAATCTCACACTTCCTGTGCCTGTGAATACAGTAACTCCCGTGGCCGGAGTAAAAGTCATATCTCCCACAGTGTTTGTGATGGTGTTGTCATTGATTCTAAAGTTTTCTATTTCCACACTGCCTGTGCCAGCACCACTCAATTGTAAATTTGAGTTGGTGGTTTGTGTAGTGATTAGATTATTTTCAATTCTAATATTGCCATCCACGTTAATGGTAGAACTGTACACAGTGTTCCAGTTTTTTAATGCACTGCCTATGTTGTAAAGATTTGTGGTCTGTGGAATAATATCGCTGGCCACTGCTGCCACAATGCTCAATGTGTCAGTGGTTTGATCACCAATGGTGATATTTCCACCAATGTTCACATTGCCAGTCACAGCTAAATTGCCTGTGATGCTGACGTTGTCCAATAGATTTATTTGTCCATTGTCTGCATCCAAATTCAATGCTCCTGATGTGCTTTCAATGGTGTTGCCGCTCAATCTCACATTGTCTTGTTGAATCAGTGTGCCATCTATCACAGTAGTGTGTCCACCTGAAATAAATGTTAATGCAGTGGCTGAAGACAGCACAGTGGATGCTGCTGTGAATGAAACTGCACCTGTGTTTTGATCCACAGTGAAAAGATCACCCACTCTAAAGTTGCCTTCGTGATCCACAGAGCTGTAGAATATTCTTGCGTTGGATAGTTCCACTACTTCATTGGCTTGTATAGCAGTGGAAGCGTCATTGTCCACTTCTTTGCCATTGCCGATATAGGCAAAATTGTGACCCACTAGATACATCAGCACACCTTCACCTGAACCATATGCTCCATAGTTGCCATACACTGAAGCTGATGCTATGCTGCGCACTTCTGCACCAAAGTCTGTGTAGTCCACATTAACAAAGCTGTTGGCAGTGGCTCCGCCGGAGAAACTAATATATTGTGCTCCAGTCACAGTGTCAGTGATGGTGGTTGAACCATTGGTGCCATTGAAATTTAATAATAATTTTGTGTTGGGTGTGTTGACCAATTCAGCTGCGGGTGCTGTGAAGTTGCTGGTGTACAAAGCTGCTTTGGTGATTCTTAGGTCATCCAAATAGCCTGGCAGTGCATTGGCATACAGATAATCAGCACCCACAATCACTGTGGATGTTACGCCATAGTTGTTGGCATCTGTATAGGAACTGCCTTCTTGTGTGCCATTCACAAATAATTTGGTTGTGCCACTGCTTCTGCTCACAGCCACATGATACCAAGTGTTGATGGCAATGGTTGTGGTGCCTGTGATTCTGTTGGCAGCCGCTGCATAATATTTTATCACTCCGCCATCAATGTGTATCATTGGATTGTTGAGAGCAGATGCTGTTCTCTGTTCAATGATCACTTGATTGCCCAAACTGGTGCGTCTCAACCAGAACTCTATGGTAAAATTACCTGATCCATAACCAAAGTCTGGATTGGTGGTGATGCTGAGATAATCACCAGTGCCATCCAACAATAGACTGGCTGTGCCGTATTTGAATTGAGCAGTGCTCAATTGAGCATCTCCGTTGGCTGTGAATGTTTTGGGCAATCTGTCAGCAGCACTTTCAAATCCTGTGACTTTGCCTGTGAGATAAAATTTGTTGCTGTCCACTGTGGCAATGGTTCCGGTGCCCAACACTGTGCTGTTGTCTACATCATAATAAGTGATGGTTTGTCCTGCTATCACAGCAGGTCCTGACAATCCTGACACTTTTAACAGTGTGCGACCTGTGCCTTTGAGTCCTGACACACCGTCCACAGCATACAAACTTCTATTGGCAAAATATGTGAATGAATTCAACCATTCCACTCTCACACCATTAGTTAAAGTTATGGCATCCACTCCTGGAGTTATAAATGTACAATTTTGAAACAGACAACTGGCTTCATTGCTGCCTGCTGTGGCCACACTGCCATCCAAATATGCGCCTTTGCCGGCATCACCTGAACCGAAACCTCTAGGATCAGAACCACTGGTCACAGATCCTTGTGTGATCACGCTTACATTTTTAATATAAGGTGAGCGTGTGGTCACTGTGAATGGGCTGGCAAATTTAAAAGCATATCCTCTGTTGAGTCCAGCATTGTAACGGAAATTAGCAATTGTAAGATCTTCTATGGTGGTTTCACCATTTAATATGAAAGCGTTCTGATCAATGGTGCCACCAGTGGGTTGAATCAATACTGATCTCAAAGATTCTCCTTTGATACTTACTCCCACAGGCACAGTGATAGGAAATACTTCTGTGTAAGTGCCTGGATAGATGTGTATCATATCACCTGCTGTGGCCAATGTGATAGCTTGCTGTATGGTTAATACTGGATCGTTTTGATGCAATCCTGCATTGGCATTATCACCGTTGGTTGCTACGTATATGATGTTGCCTGGCACAGAGGTTAGATCTAATCCACCCACTGTGATATTGCCTGCCACAGTGATGTTGTCCACTGTGAGGTCTTGCGTGAAAAATTCGTTCCATCTTTTGGCTGAACTGCCCAAATCATAGGTATTAGTCGCATTGGGAATCATATCGCTGGCTATGTCAGCATTGATGGTCAAACTATCAGTGTCTTGATCTCCAATGGTTATGTTACCATCTGCTGTGATGCTGCCAGTGGCGTGTATGTTGCCTGTGACTTCCACATCGCTAAAAATTTCAACTATGCCTGTGCCATTAGGGCGCAATTCAAGGTTCATATTGCTGGTGGTCACTTCAATAGAGTTAGAAGATATTTGTAAATCATCCACCAGTATGGCATTGTTGTATAAAATCTTGTCGGGTGATGCCAAATTTAAAATGGGTGCAGAAGTGGTGATGCTGGACCCAGACAAAGTGAGATTGTTCACAGTGCTCACACCGGGCACTTCTAAATTGGTGGTTCTGATGGTTCCTACAACGTCTAAAGGATACTGAGGACTGGCAGTTTTTACACCGATCCTGGAGTTTATTATATCAATATACAACAGATCAGTCTCAAAGGCAATGTTTTGTTCCGCCACTGGTAGTGTGGAACGGATCAAGTTATCCTTCAAGAGCTGACCGGAAATTCGACCAACGGCCATGCTATTCTCCTTTAAACGGGCATCCTTGTGCCACCAACCCGATTTTCACTCTTTATTGGGCAAAGATTCTTCGCCGGTTGACCACGGTTTGTCCTGCACAATCTTGGTCCGATTGCAGCATTAAGTGTATTTATTGATTTTGGTGCTTTTAGTTCTATTAAGTTAGAATTAAATTGTAAATCACGTTGATTTCTTCCACTTGACTCTGAGGCACTATGGTGCCACTGACACCTGCTGCATTGCCCCACGCAGTGCCATCATACACCTGCAGCAATTGTAGGCTGGTGTTCCAGTACAATTCTCCCACCACGCCAGGATTTCTCTGCATTGTGGTTCCATAAGGCAAACGCACTCCTTTTTCATTGGCACTCCAATGCACGTACTGTTCTTGCTGTACACCTGTCATTTGAAACAGTATGTCACTGTTGGTGACTGTGTTGCGTATGGTGCCGTTGTTGAACACATAATTGCTGGTGTCAAAACGCACCACTCCTGTGCCGTTGGCAGTCAATCTAGCCACTGTGCCTGGTGTGGCAGATCCCACTGTGACTGTGTTGTTGTCCAATGCAAATTGTGATTGACTGTGAAAACGATTCACAATTAAATTGCCTGCAGTGTCTATTCTACCAGTGTTTACACCATTGGCATAGAAATAAAATTGATCACTGTTGAGCTCAATTCTAGTGTCTCCATCCAAATCTCTCACACCACCCAACAACACCACATCTGTGTTGTAACCTTCAAACTGTCCTGACACTGTGTTGTAGCGCAGATCAGCAGCCACAGCGGGTCTTTGGGCTGCATTACCTGTGGGCAACTGTATGGCTTTGCCGGTAAAATTGCTGGTTCTGGTGCTGTTGGCAATGTTGATGTTGCCTGAAGTGCTGTCCACAATGCTTTTAAATCTTAAATTATCCACCACCACACGACCAGTGCCATTGGCTTGCACTATTAGATCCAAATTGCTTTGATTCACAGCAATATAATTGTCAGTGATAGTGATGTCGCCCACGTTGAATTGTCTGGTGTACACATTGTCCCAATTCTTGCTCACACTGCCCAAATTATAAATGTTGTCAGTGGCTGGTATGATATCACTGGTGAATTCCATTTCAAAATCAATGGTATCAGTGACTTGATTACCTAGATTGATCAGACTGCCACCCACAGTTAAATCTCCTGTGACACTGAGATCCACACTGATGTTGGTGTTGGTTAAAAAATTAATGGTACCACTGGCTGATGCAATGTCCACTTGATTGATATCACTTTTGATGGTGTTGCCAGACACTGTGAAATTG